AATCTGATCTCCTAAGCGAACATTACTTAATGGTTCAAAACTAATATTACCCATGTAAATCTTAAAAGAGATATTATGTAAATAATCTTCTGTGATTAATTCTGTTTCGGCCATAGTCATTAAGTTTGGCACATCATCATCCCTATAAATATATTTATTCTCAATCACGTACTCATATCTGAGTGAATGATTAACATTATTGGTAACCGTATTATCAGTTAATAAAAAGAAGGTTCTGGTTAATCTCATTGTATTATTTTCAACGCTTGGTAAGAAGGTGACCTTATTTAATCTGCCTTTATTATCTTCACTTACTGCTAACTCTCTGATTGCTGGAAAGTTTGATTTGAGCACAAGTGCTCTTCGGATGTTAACCGCTACTATCCTTATGTGTGTTATGACTCCAGCGACAATTCCAAGCCTGGCTTCTAATCTAATCCCAAACCTTTTGTTAACTCTTTGATAAAAGTCTAGGAATGACTCGATTCCTTCATCCAATTCAATCATCTCACCTTCTACCATGCTTTCTGTAAAAATCCTTAAAAATGGCTTGTTTTGAAGGTTATCAACATTTCTTATAAATTCATTACTTATCAAGTTAAGTAAGTGTTCAGCTATGTTGCCACTTCTTGTGACTTTACGAATATCAAAGTTTAAACTTGAAACAAAATCTTCTGTGTTTATCCTAACCAATCCCACACTCGTGTGGTCAATTCCTGTTATTACTCCAATATAGAAGAACCTTCGCTCATGTAAAATCAAAATATCTCCTATTACCGAAGCTACGCTAGTAGCGTTGATTACGAAGTGACTATTTTGTCCGGTCACTGTATCAAGGATAATTGAATAATCATCTGAGAGGTCATAGACCCCTTTTTGTAAAAAAGATTGTTTACAGAATATTAATATTTTCATAAATTATCCCTGCACATTAGTGCTGTTAATTCCCTTCATATTCTTCAAAATAAGTAATGCTTAACTCACAACCACTTCTAACTCCACTATTAAATATTAATCTTGATTCACCCACTGGTAAGGTAATAAAGTTAGTACAGGTAAAATCTTGTAGCTGATAGATATCTTCATCATTTAAAGTTACCTTTGAGTCAGTTGATATACTGCTTACTATCAAATTACCAGTTGTATTTGGTGTTAAAATTCTTAAGGTCTGATTGATTTCATCTCCCACAAAAACTCTTAACTCTGGAATATTAAAATAACCACTAATAGTTATAATAGTTTCTGCTGGAAAATGCCCATTATTAATAACCGTTAGGTTACCTCCGCTTGGAGCTGCGTAAGTAAATGGATAAGGATGCGGAAATCTTTTTTCTGTTTGGCTTCCTTCAATTGGAAAGTCTAAATCAATCCTTCTTAACCAATGCGTTAACTTATCTAACCTTAAACTACACCTTAATGATTTAAAGGATAATTGCCCTTTAGTTATTTCTGTAAACTCAACATAACAATATTTCTCATCAACTGCCTTGTAATAGAGCTTTAGTTTCTTGGATTTATTTATATAGTTAATAAATGCATTGTAACCTTGATAACCATTTAAGAAAACAATATCTAAACCAATTCTTCCAACTACCGCTCTTCCTTCTAGCTTTTTATACTTCATTCCATAAGTCAAATAAACATTATCTCTAACTACTCCTAACCCTTCCATACTAACTATCAAAGTGTGCGTATCAAAAACATAAATATCTCCCTTTTCGTTATGCAACGTCAGTTGCCTCATTAGAAGTTTCCTCCTAAAGCTTTATTAATTGAATTGACATCAAAAGTTGGACTTGTCGTATTAACCGTCACATTATTGGTTGTGACGTTATTTGTCGTTCTATTTTCTCTATAGTTCTGATTCGGATCATCACTACCACCAAACAGATTACCAAAGAAATTTCCAATATTCTTAAAAACATTTCCAAAAAAATCTGCGACTTTACTGACATTATCAATAATCCATTTAAAGGCATCAATAATTTTTTCTAACACCCACATAATTGGTTCTAAAATATTAAAGACTACTTCTAGGGCTGGTGCTAAAATATCACCAAAGATATCACCAACCATTTGAACTAATGGTGCTAACGTACTAAAAACTTGAACTATTGCATTTAATACAACAGTTAGTGGTCTAAGCAATGTATTGATTAGTGGCGTTAATAAATTCATCAACATCGCAATCAGATCAATAAAGACCATCAAGATTAAAAGGATTGGTTCTAAAACCGCAAAAATAATTTTTAAAACCGGTTCTAATGCAGCAATCAAAACATTAATTAAGACTCCTAAAACAGTAACTACTACTTCAATGATGACTACTAATGCTCCTAAGATTGAGTTAAGTGGTTCTAAAATCGCACTTAACAGATTACCGATTACACCAATTATTTTTCCAACTACCTGAATCATGATATTAAGAATCTGAATAATCGGTGGTAAGATGGCTTTAATTAAAATCATCAGTTCAATGATTATCTGACCAATTAAACTAATAACTATTTCAATCACAGGCATTAATGCCTCAAATATTTTTATTACTTCTGTTAGCACCATGACTAATATCGGAACTAAATCATTTAAAAGTTCTAAAATAACTTCAATAATTTCTCCAAAGACACTTACCAGTGTCTCAACCACTTGGATTATTGAGTCTATAACCGGTTTCAATTGTGCCATTAACATGGCAATTAAATCACCTAAAGGTGATAATAACCCTACTAAGGCATCAATTATCTTTTTAATCAGTTCTCTAAAGCTTTCGCTTTTTATTAGAAGGTATGCCAATACCCCAACTATTCCAGCGATTGCTAGTTTACCAACAGAAAAGCCTTGAAAGAATTTTAAGAGCCAACCACCAGCCATTACCGCTTTTAGTGTTTTAATAATCGGTGCGAACTGTAACATGATCTTAATCAGTGGACCAATTGCAGCCAAGACTCCAAGCATGATTATAATTACTCTTCTTAAGGAATTAGATAAATTCCCCCACCAATCTACTACTTGTCTGATCGCTGGGACCACACGCTCCGTTAAGGTATCAACTACTATTTGTAGAATAGGGACAACCTGAACTCCGATTGTGACTGTTAAGTTAGATACACTTTGTCTTAACCTAGTTAAAGCATTACTAAACTCACTCGCTTTTTGGGCTTGTTCGGTTGTTGTAATACCTAAATTCCTTGCCTCCTCTCGGAGGTCTTTAATATCTTCTGAGCTTGAACGTAGTATTTCTGATAATTCTGTTCCAAGTCTCTCTCCAAAGATTTGATTCGCGATTGCTGTTCTCTCTGCTTGATCTTCAACGCCTGATAGGGCATCACGAATAATTAAGAAAGCATCTTCTGTTGACTTGCCAGCTAGCTGGTCTGATGATAAACCAAGTCTTTCTAATGTCTGATTATATTTCGCTCCTCCTTGAGTTAAATCTCCAAGGATAGAGTTAGTCCGCATAAAGGCTCTTTGTAAACTATTAGTCTCAACATTTAAAATTCTAGCCACATGATTTAATTCTTGATATGCCTCAACCGATAAATTAACACGTGATGCATTAGTAGCCATCTGGTTGGCATTTTGCATCGATTTAACAGTTAGAGCTGCTAGCGCTGATGCGGCCGCCACAATCGGTAGGGTTAAATACTTAGTGAAGTTAGATCCTAGCCTTTTTAGGCCTTCGATATTCACTCCACCGAGTTTTTTAATCTGATTTTCAGTTTCAAGTAATTCTTTATTAAGCTTATTGATATCTGTTTCTGTATACTGAACTGATCTTTGTAATCTGTTAAATTGTTCTTCTGAGATTGCGCCTAATTCTAAGGCTTTCTTTGCTTCCTCTAATCTTTTATTCTGAAGTTCTAATCTTTGTTTAGTCTGATCAATCAGTGAATTTAACTTATCTTGCTTTTCTTTCCATTTATCAAGATTATTAGAATCAAACTTTAAGGAATTATTGATTGCCTTAAGGTCTTTTTGTCCTTCTTTTAATTGGGTATTTACACCCTTTAGTTTTTGGTCAAGATCAGATGTATCTAAACCAATCTTAATGTTTAATCCTTTAACGGTTTCACCCATCACTTGACCTCCCTAACTATAATAGAAATCTATCAATATCTGCCTGAGTAGCTTTTCTTTCTCCACTCTCACCCTTTAACATCTTAATTTCAATTTCAACCATTTCAAAGTAAGTATCGATATCTATAAACTCTGAATCTTTAACTGATATCCCCATATGAGCTAGATTAATAATAATTGATGCCGTTATTGGAGCTAACGCTCCTTGCTCACCCTTATGAGTGCTAGCTCCTAACCCTTTTTTGTGTTATTAAACAACTCTGCGATTGTTTCAGCTAGTTTAGTCAGTTGATCTTCATTTGATAAAATATCAAAGCCAAACTCATTTAAAAATTCATCATAGCTTTTACTTGAAAATGGCTTATGCAACACATAAAATATCTTAAAGATTGTATCAATGACTTGACTAGTATCCTCACTTGCATCATTCTTTTTATCAAGAACTGCGATATCAGAAAATAATTCTGAACCAAACGTATTTTTATAACTGATGATTGTGAATAGTGATGATTTAAGACGGTAATCATTACCGCTAATATTAATTGTCTTTTCCATTTGTTTCTCCTTTGTAAAATGAACAATATCTACTTATCTTTTTATCAGTCAGCGTTAGCTGTCGCCTGGCTCTAAAGTTTGCGGCCTTCTTGTTAAAAACTCCTCATAGTTCTGATCATTCTTATGGGCTGTAATAAATGTAATCATTTCACTACCAACCTCAATCGGTTCAGCCACAATATCTAAAGTAATCGCGTTTGCTTCTGCAGATTCTCCTTTAGTTTTAGTTGCCTCATTAATTGGAACAATACTACATTTATAAAACCAGGTTCTTCGTGCTAGTTTATCACCTTGAAGTTCAAAACCTAGTGCAAATTTTTCTGTTTTAGCATTTGCGACCTCTATGATATTACCGTTAGACAATTCCCGATATCCTAGAATCTTAATCTTAAAATCATTATCTAGTTCTGTTAGTTTCAAGGTTACACTTCTTCCGGCATTCTGACTTAATACCGCAAACACCCTGTCATCTGCAAAAACTCTCTCACTTCCACCAATTACTTCATGTGATAACTCTTGGGCTCCATGTAGTCTTAATGGCAAATCATATTCAATTCGACTGTCTTCATCTGATAATTTTGCATAATAAACATTGGTTAATCCAAAACTTACCTTATTCATTTAACTTCATCCCTCCTTTAACTTAGCCAATCATACTAATATGATAGACTCTGTGTAAAATATAATCATCTACCGTAAAACTACTAATCATTTGATAAGGCACTTCGTGTTCACGTAATTTTCCTTCTAATTTATTTTGTAATTTTATTTCTTCAAGTTTAGTTACTAATGTGATTTGATAGGTTGTGACATTAATGTAATTATGATTATCCGCATTAATTCCTCTTTTATTTGTTTCTTGCCAAACTATAAAAGGTAAGTATGAGTTTGATACATTATCATAAAGATTATTTAAGTGATAAACATTCTTAGTTACTGTCCCTAAAATCTTTTTTATTGCCCCAACGCTAGTTGGCATGGGAGATTATCTTTTTGATGTCTTCTAACATCTTTGGGGTAAATTCCTCATAAGCAGGAATTAAGAAAGGTCTAGCCCTAACAAACTTACCACTAGTATGCATAAAGCCAAACTCAATTAAATGTACCAGTGGTCCTTTGGTTTGGGAGGAAATATAAATGGATTTACCAACTTTCGTTTTAATAAAGGAGTCCGCTAAGTGTGGTCCACCATTATCGCCTCTTGGCGCATTTTTCCTAATATACTCTAAAACTTCATCTGCACACCTTTCGACTCGCTTATTAATCTCTTCAAGTACGCTAGTACCATATTGTTGAATTAATTGATTAATATCATTTAATAAATTATCCATTAATAAAATCCTCCAGAGCTAGCGCTGCCTTTGATAGGTATAGTTCAATAAACTGGCCTAAATGATAAGTTCTTTCAACCTTAAAATATTCAGCTTTGATCTGAACAAATTTTTCATCATTATAAAGAAATGACACAACTAAAACTTTTCTTGTAATATTCAGTTTAGTTTGAACCGCTAACGCGGATTCGTTAGAGGTTAAGGATCTCCCAATTACGACAAGATCTCTTGATTCCTTAATAATGTACTTCGTACCCTTACGTTCTACTTTTAGTAGTTTTATTTTAATTTGCATGACTAATTGCCAGTTGATTTAAAATTGTATAAAAACTTTGTGGTAATTCTCTGACTGAACCATCACTCTTAAATCCAAAGAACGTCTTACAATACATTATCACTAACGTTGTCACAATCTCGCTTTTATTGATTATGTCGTTAGATACTCCAGTAGAGGAGATAAGACCCTTACATGCCTTAATAAGGGTCTTAATCTCTCCATCCGCAAATGTTTCTTCATCCGGTATTAATAAACTTCTTTTAACCTTAAGTAATAGGGTTGCCATCTTCATCATACTTTGGTTCATCTTTTTTCGAACCAGCGCTAGCTGCACCTTTGGCAATTCTCACGAATCCTTGATATCCAATAACATTTCCACCCATAAAGACTGATGCCTTAAAACCAATAATCCCTTGTCTGAACTTATAGTCAGTTGATTTAGCAATATCAATTGGTGAGAATATTGCGATCTCATAATTCTTTAATGCCCCATAAGCCATACAGTATGATCCTTCTTTAGTCTTAGGATTCGTTAGAGCATAACAGTTAGAGTTAATGATATAAGGTATTCCATCGATTGTTTGTTTAACATAATCAATTGAATGTAACTTTCTTCCATCTTTAGTTCTTAATCCTGCGAACGATCTAAGATCGTTTTTATTAAGAATTAGTGAGGCACCGCCTGTTTCAACATCTTCATCGGCTCCATAAGCAAAAATTATATCGTCAAGAGTATTCTCATTAATTTCACTAATCTTCAGATCATCACAATCTGCTAGCGCAACTGCTTCTTTTGAGAAAAGCCCAGTAAAGTTACTGGCACTACCATTACCTCTTAGTAATTCATGTGAGATTTTACGTTTTAAACTTAGTTTAATATTCTTAATAACTTCCGCATCATATTCAATCGCTGGTAGTTTTTCAACTTCCTCAGTAATTTCTGTATAAGCAGTTAGTTTACATTTTGTGATTGTGACATAACCAAACTCCGGTTCAACCTCTTTATAGTCTTCACCCTCTTTGGTATAGCCAGCCATTTCAGTTTGGGCTTTAACAAAGCTCTTCTGATAAGTCTCGCCACCTTTAAACTTAACTAAACTTACCTGATCGGCCAAATTAGAAACTTGGGCAAATGGATAAGGCGCAAGGGTTGTATTAACATGGTTAGGTAGTAAAATCTCATCTTGAGCAATCTTCACTACCCGACCCTCCTTTAACGCAACTCCTCTTTCTTCTAACTCTCCTGGCTTAATTTCATTCTTAGTCTCAACCACTAACGTAGTTGGGATAAATTTACCAGCCATTTGAAGTTTCTTATCGATTGTGGTGCGTTCCTTGATTAGTCCGTCAAGTTCGCTTTCTAACGTTTCTAAAGCTTCTAACTCCGCTGTCTCACATTCTGTTTGAATGGCTTTAATTCTTACTTCAATCTCTGATTTTCTTGTGTTTAAATTCATTTTAATTTTCTCCCTTTATCTTAATTCTTTTTCTTATGATCAGCTCACGATGTTTCGTATTCGCAAGTTCACTTTCCAGTTGTTTAGTCTCATTAGCCAATAATTCTAAACTCCTTGCATAAACACTTGTGCCATCATAAGCTGGCACATCTACAATTGATACGTCATGTAATCTATCAATTTTAAAAATTGTTCGAACCGGTATATCAGCACTTCTATCCCAGAATTGCTCTTTTACCGTAAATGCAAAGCTCATCTTATCCAAGAGACCTGCTCGAATCATTTTATAAATATCTCGATTAGATTGTGTATCAAGGAGCTCCGCTCTAATCATAAGTCCGATTTCATCAATCACTAACGTGAGTGATTTATTACGAGTTCTCGCAAGAATTAGAAAATTATTTTGGTGATTATACTTAAGAGGTACATCCTTCATATTAGCTTCAAGTAGTGCTAGGTTATTAATGATTTCCTTAAAGCCATGACTTTCAGTTCCGATTAGTGTTTCTTCATTAAATTTAATGGCATAACCCTCAATAATCATCTTATCTTCAGAAGTCGCTCTAATCTCAGCTATTCTTATTTCATTTTTCATCTTTGTTTGTGTTTCCATTATCTGTATTGTCCTCTCCCTCTTTTTTGTTAATATCTTGCCCAACCTGATATTTGTCAGCGTGTTTGGCATTAATAAAGTTTAAGCTCTGAATTCTCTTATCGCCACCTTCAATTGGCGCATATCCTAATACACCCCTTGATTCATTAACTGAAAATATTCCTAGTCCCATTAGTTTTTCAACCGCATTAATCTTTGAGCTCCAACTCGCATAATTTAATCTTTCGGCATAAAAGATAATTTGTTCACCATCTAATAATTTATTTGGTGTTAACATTGCCTTACTAAACGCATTTGACAAAAATATTGAAAGTGGTTCTAGCGTGTTTTCATAAAAGGCATTATATTCATTTTCATCATACTTTGAATTAAGGATCGCCTCACTTACTCCAAAGTAATTAAGAATTTTACCTTGGACAAAACTTAACGTTTCTTTATCAACTAGTTTTGGATCAACATTTAAAGATATATATTCAGCCTTTGTATCAACCGGTACAATCGATGAGCCTTTGATGTTATTATTTTGTTTTAAGGCTTCATCAAAGAGATCTTTTTGTTTCTGTTTATCTTTTTCTGATAACAAGCCATTCATCTTAAGCAGTCCCTTAATCTGAAAGCTAGAACGAATTGCATTCTCTAACCCTGCGAGCAGGTTCTCGTTTGTGTTAATGCTCTTTAAGAGTTGTTTGTGTGTACTTGTGGCACTATCACCACCAAAGAATTCATGTTTCTTATATAACCGCTTTAAATGAATTAACGATTCATAAGGTAATGTATAAGTTTCTCCATCACCAAACTTCATCTCTAAAAATAAGTTTTCTGACTCATCTTTCTTAACTTCAACTGATATGGGGTTTAAGGGGTAGAGACCCCTTAACTTATTCTTTTCATCATACATCTGATAAATGAAGGCATTGTTATTCATCAAAAGCAACGATATCACTTTATAAATAAATTCTGACACTGTCATGTATTCGTTAGGGTATTGAGTTAGTCTGAAATTGATTTCATCATTTATAATCTCAACCGATCCGTCTTTTTTCTGTTTAATATGTTTCGGTTTTAATTTAGAGATATGGGTTGCGATTCTATCTATACAGACTTCGGCTAAATCCGAATCTTCAATCCGATTACTTGATGAAAATAAAAACCCGCCATTTGAGGTGAATATTCCTAATTCTGTGTTACTTGTATGCTTATCTTTTTTCTTGCCAAACAGATTGAATATGTTCATGATTTCTCCTTCATTCATCAATCCTTTTTAATTTCAACGTTATTGTATCATTTAAGATTTAATTCTTTAGTTTGCTCACAGCATACAAAATAAAAAAACTATTCCTTCTTCAGAAATAGTCCTTATTTATATTTAGTTGATAATCATTGTTTAATCGAATATTTTAAAATTATTAGATAGCATGTTTTAATTAAATTATAATAAATTAAATTAGAAATATCATTTTTCAAAAATGCAGATATTTCTTTTTTTTCCTCTTTGCTTAGCAAATATTTTGAAATTTCCTCATATTCTATTATTTCTCCTTTTATAGATCTACTAACTAAACCACTAATTGTACTAACCATTAATGTCATAGAAACCCCTTTATTAAAATCTTCAGGGACTCTAAATTCCATAAAAGATTTTAAAATTAGTTTTTCACTTTTTTGCATAACTAACCTCCTGATTATTCATTATGGACTAAACCAGTAACTAAATTCAAATTTATCGTTCATAATTATCTTCTCCTTAGTACTCGTTCTATCATCTTTAATTACTTAATCAAACATCTGTAATGCATGTATAAATTTGTCGCTTAACATTTCCAAATCTAGACCTAGTAAATTGGGTTCATAATCTCCTTTCAGTCCTTTTTTCATCAATAAATTATTTAATTCACAAATAATTTTTTCCAACTCATCCTTATTTATTATATTTACTTTATATGAATTTCTTTCAAATTCAACAGGTAAGTTTTTAAAAATTTTACTTAACAAATTTAATTCCTTTCTGGAAACCACAATCCAAGCCATAATAATCCAACTCCAATTCTTCTACTCTTTTTATTTTTCGCCCATGCAGTGACAAGTTTACCTTTTTTATTTAAAACAACTACCGCATTTTTACCAAGGAATTTATATGTACTTCTAAAAAGTCCTCTTTTAGTAATGCTAATCGGTGCTCTCATTGTGTCCAATAAAGCTCTAGATGATACACCATGACCGTTCCTACTAATTACTTGATTAAGTCCGTGTCTAGTAAATCCTGTAATTTTATTTGGTGTAAATGCCAAATAACTTAAACTCCCACCAATAGCTGCTCCAATCAATGCACCGCTACCAAACCCTATCATGGCACCAGCAAGTATCCCATCAACACTCCAATCCGTTAAAGCTCCACCAATCAATGCACCAATCGCAGTTCCAACACCAGCTCCTATTAATGTCCCTTTAGCCGCACCTAAAACAGTCATTGCTAATAATCCTGTTCCTAGCCCTGCAGTTCCTATTGTAAGAACTACTATAGCAGATGCAAGCAGCACAGATCCTACAGCGACGCCAGTCCACCTAAGCCATCTTGGAGCAGTTCCATTTTCATCCACCATCATAACTGGATTATTGTTACAGTATACAAATAGATTAAGTCCACCAATTTTCTCTTTATTTAAATAATTTAAATCATCAGCGTTAACAAATCTTATCATATTAGGGTCATAATATCTAGTCTTTAAATAATAGTAATCGGTTTCAGAATCTAAATAATATCCTTTATACACAAATCTATTGATATTATTGATATTCTGATTATTAACCGTTCTTCCGACTATCTTACCCCAAGCATCATAACGATAGGATACTTGAATCTCACCTTGCTCATTTATTACATCTGTAATAATTCCTAGTAAATCTCTTACATAGAAAAAGTTTTGATTTCCAAATTCAAAACCTACCAATAATCCTCTTTCATTATAATGATAGTTTATTATATATGACGATGTTTCTCTTATTATATCCGAACCATTAAAGTGATATCTAGTTATTTGCCCATTCGCAAACTTCATAGTTCTGATTCCAGCTTCATTATACTCATATCTAATATTATTATTGATGCCCATCAGTCTTCTTCCTCGCCACTGGAAGACTCTATTTCCGATACTAGATGGATTACCTGCATAAGCACTATCATAATTAATTTCAGTTTCTTTATCAAAAACTTTATCAATAATTTTAACTAATCGATCAGGCCATATTGGATCATATTGATATAAATAACTTTCTATTGGTTGTGACCCACCTAACTCAAATATTTTTTTGGTGTGAATATTTCCATTTCCAACATATGTATACCTTGTTTCAATGCCCGCAGAATCTTCCTCTCTTATTAGTCGTGATAAATAATCATACTCAAATCTTTGATAAGAATTTCTATTTTGCATCAATGTTACATTACCTAACTTATCATACTCATATTGAATTTCATCTCCATTAGAACGTTTAATGTGATTGACTTGAAGCGAGGTTGTTGAGTCACCCGAGGTTGGGACTGTATAATTAAACTCTGAGATAAATTCTCTTCTTCCGGTATTAATTACTTCCTTTGTCGCTCGACCTAAAACATCCACATGCGTTTTCACACTGGCATAAGGATTATTATTTAGTATCGCTGAGATAAAGGAAGTTCTTGGTAAATATGGTGTAAAGGTTAACATCTCTAGTTGACCATTTAACCAATTACTTGAATCACCATTATTAGTTATGCTTGCTCCTACATTAGTCTGCATATTCTCATAATTCATAATATCTTTGACTGTTAATTCATGGTTATTAATTCGCATTGTAAATGTTGTTTGATTCCAAGTTAAAAATACTGTATGCCAAACATTATTCTGACAAATAAATCCAGCTAGATCTTCTCTTTCAAATGTTGTATACAACCTTAATGTATTATCAGGATTTAAACTTATTCCAAAAATATTATTTTCGTTACGATTCTCAAAAATAACCCTTTGATTTCCACCAGCTAATATTGGTTTAAATCTAATACTTAAAGAGCCCTTTTCTCTGATATCAAACTTATATGCAAGCGATGATCGATTAGCCGCCAAACTTCTTGATCCATCATAACTACCATATACATGTCTTTGATTCACTACGTCATATTCAAATAATCTTAACTTATCTACACTAAATCCAGGCTCAACATCCACATGCATAATTGGATTTACTCCAAGTTTTGAAGTTAATGTTCCATTTAAACTTACTGTATGAAAACCATTATAAATTGCGTTTCTTTCAAATTGCACTCCTGATTTAGGGGTCATATTTTTTCTTAACTCTAGAGTTCTTGTTAATTGATGAGCTATCGCCCCAAAACTTTGAGTATTATGTATTGTAGCTCCAATTCCTAACATAAAAATATTAGTTCTTAACAATCCTCTGCCATCTCGGCCTATTGCCATATGGTTTAGTTCTCTTGAGTTGATTGTTGTTGCTTGTAATGTGACAGACTCATTGTCTACTTGTAATAAAATATTTCCGCCTCTTATATTTAAACCAATAAAATACCAATTCTTAGTTTTTCTGATTCTAATTTCATTTGATGTAATTGAATTACCATTGGCTGGAGTCCACCTTACTCTAAATGTGTAATAATTATTGACTAGTCTTGTGATTATGCTTACTCTTAAATTAGATGAATTACTAAGTCTTAAAAACTGCTCCTCTGCAGTTAAATTCTGAAACTTAAAATATCCATAAATTGCTTTATTATTATCAAATCTTACACGCCAAGTTCTAATAGCTTCCTGATTATCAATATTCCATCTAGTACTCATGACAGTATTTAATGAATAACTTATGGTGTTTCTGATTATATTAAAGTCTGCACCTATTTCATTATTGAATATTATTTCTTTTGGAAGCAGCTCATTAGGTTTAAATCCATTAACTCCTAATAATGAATCATCATAGGTTGAAATATCATCATCAGTAAATGTCCTTAGCATGCGTTCTCTAATTCCTGAACTATTATAACCTGCATACTCATTAGTATATTCATAATCATAACTTCTGACCGCTCCACCGCCAAGGTTATAACTAAATTTCTGTAAATTATTTAAGTTATCATATTCATACCCTAAAACATTGATCCCATTTACTTCCTTAATTAAATTTCCAGCATTATCATATGAGAAATATTTCTGTGCATTATTCGCATCAATTCTAATTACTTGATTCTTTTCATTATAGTGATATTCGGCTATAATAATATTTCCAAAAGTAATTCTTTTAATTTGATTATTATCATTATAAGTAAAGCTAAAAGCCTCATTTGGGTTTTCGCCAAATGTTTGTCTTGTCATTACTCCTGAATTGATTCCACCAAATAACCTATCATAAGAATAGGTCGCAAGTACAATATTATTTGCTAAAACACGAGTTACTTTACCACACTCATCATATTCAAATTGATAATGAACTCCATTTTCTGCAGTAATTGATTTTAGCGATAAGTCATCATTATAATCAAATTTATTTAACGCAATTTCATTTCCATCAGTTTGACTAATCATTGTAATATTTCCATGACTATCATAAGTAAAATTACTTATTGCTTCATTAGCATTAGTTTCTCTGATTACTCTTCCTAAATTATCATAAGACATTAATGTCTGGTTACCAAATTCATCATTCTGCTTAATTAGTTGATTTCTATTATCATATTCTTGTTTTAACTTTATAATACCAATACTTGATTGTATTCTTGTACCAATCACATTATTGTTTCTATCATAAGAGAAACGAACAATATTCCTATTATGATCATGGATATCACTTAATCTTCTATTTCCATCATAAATAAACTTTGTTATATTTCCCGCATTATCTGCTATTCTAGTAACTTTATCCTCAACATCATATGATAATGTACTTCTTGTGTCAGCCGTTTGAGCTAGTGTTAAGACATTTCCTTTTTTATCATATTCATAATATGAACCCACATTACTCTGAAATAACTGAACACCAGCTATTAGTAACGGGGCGTCACCGATGTAACTATATTCGATCATTATTTGATTATATTTCCTTGTTGGCATGACTTTATTAATTATCATCTGCCATTCTTTTGTTTGATCAGTTATATCAAAAGTAAAGTTTTCCCATGAATTTCCATGAAATCCAACTCTAATTTGAGCTAATCTTGCTTGATTGATATCTCCTCTTATCCAGCTAACCAAACTAATCTCTTCATTAGCATTTCCTGACACTAAAATCCTTTGGAGTATTGATTGTCTTGTTTGTGCTGCATTAAATTGAAAAGCTCTTCTTCCAAGTGCATTGTCTAATGGAGCTGAATTATGAATATTAACCGTTTGTCCAAAGTTAGACATTGAGAATAGCGATCTTTCCCATCCACGCGGAAAATTGTTAGTTGAATATTTAAAGAATCCATTATTTACTAAGTTAGTTTTTGAAGTTTCAGTAACTTTTGTCTGAAAGTTATCAAAGTAAACAAATCCGCTTAAAATCTGACTACAATCAATTTCAATTGTTACAACCATATCATCATTTGGTATGTTTATATTATTAATTTCATACTTAGTCCAATGAAATCTTCCTGGCAGTGAATTGACGCTGGGATTATCTAAATTAGCATTATGTAAATTAACTCTAACAATAAAATCTTGCATAGCATGAACACGCCTAGAGAAAAATGATAGATTGTAGTTCCCTCTATTAAGTCTGATTATTTGTCTAATAATATTACTAGAACCTACACACTTTACTTTTAAAATCTGTCTACCTGAAAGTCCTCCAGTTGTAATATTAACCAAATTAGGATTATTTGCTTGCCAGGCAAAAAATCTTGGTTCATTATATAGTGAATCAATATCTAAATTATATGGATCAACTACATCAAAACTATGATTTAAAACCTCTGTCGATGAATGCTCTATTACAGTTGAATTTGAGTTTAACACCATACGACCTGTCCAATCATCTGTTGTTTGATAACTGGTTGCGATCGCATTTAAATTTTCATCTACTTTCTGAATGACTAATCCATAGCGATTATAATAATGGAAAATAGACTTACCACTGAAGTCTTTGATTTGAATTGATGAATCATGATTTCTAAAAACAAATAACATCCACTCACCATCTCTTGATGGATTAAATGTCTGATTGCTTACTCTTGAAATTCTTCCAACCATATAAGTAAATGATGTTGCGATATTTTCTTTAAGACTTACTACTCTTATTATATTTGCACTACTATTATATAAATACTCTGCGGTAAATAATGTTTTAAATGGCGATTCATTACCTGAATGATATCCATTTTCATCACCCCAAGTTAAAACATCAATTAGATTAATTCTTTGTAAGGTGTGAACTCCATCATAAATAAATAATAATCTTTTGTTTTCATTCATGAAGTTAACTATCTCAAGAAAGTTATTCTGATTATAAAGCAAATGTATTGTATGACCATCTGCAATTATGGTTCGAATTCTATTATTTTCACTCAAAAAAGAAATGTTGACTCCATCACTTCTATTTATACTTCTCATTAAACCATTACTAAACATTTCCATCCGATTCTGCTCTTTATCAATTATTGTTAAAATGTTTCCATTAACTTCTATATATGAATGATCATTTAAGTTAACGTAAACATCATTATGACTCGTTGTAATATTAAATTTCTCTTTAGCAGTTACACTCCAAACTTTCTGATACTGATTTACCGTCTGATCCGCACTTACAATTGTGATTCGATTATTCATTATAGATACACCGTAATCAAAACTCATTCGCCATCCAAGTGGTAAGCTCTTTGTCTCAACAACATTAACTCTTGGTCTTCTATGTGTATTAAAAGCTCCTATATTAATAGGTGCTCTTACGGAAGCAGTCGAAAACCCTTCAAAAAATTGAGTCACGCTACCTGTAAAGTTATTAACAAGACTTGTTCCTGCGAATCCGGTATCAAAATCACTTAAATCTTGATTGCTTGAAACCCCTGTATGACAAGCCTCCTCAATTGTAAGCATTGGATACGTGCCCCAATCATGAACAAAGAAAGACGTTCTTAACCATGTACTTTGAGTTGCTTCTACACTGATTATTGTAGTTCTACTTCTTTGTCCCTGCCACAACAGAGCAACATCTGTTAAATCAAATTCCGCAAAATAAGGTACTTCATTAAGATTACCAGTACTTCTTCTTGTAATCCTATGTTCAGCGATAACTTCACTATTAACAATATTTGTATTATGATTTATATTTCCTGTAATGTTATTTGTTACTCTTCTAATTCTAATTACTGTTCCATTTTGACCACGATCTACCAATAATCTCAGTTTCATACTAGCAATTAAATCAAGTTGGTCTAATGCTAAGTCATTTATTCTTATATACATAAATCGACCTGAGTTAATTTCAGGACTTGGTACGTTTATTCTTGTATCATTTGATACGAAGTTAATCGTTTCTAAATTAAATCCCGCTAAATTAGTTGTTCTTTGTATCATAGTTTTCCCCTTTTATTTAAAAACAAAAGCCATTAGTACAAGATATATACCAATAGCTTTCATTAATGCATTTTTATTAGATCATCAATTTACCATTTGGTTCGTTAACGCAATAAACAATACTTCTTTAATTCTTATTTGTTTTTTTATTATATCATAATTTAACATTTTTTGCATTTTTTTCGTTCGACAGTTAAAGTAAAAAGTCACTAGCTTAAACTAATGACTCTTATATTTTATCGTATTTAACTAAACCATAACGATGGTGAAACCCTACCATTAACTTCAAACCAAATTGTAAATCCACTCCAATAATCACTTGGATTAGGAATCATAAAAGTTTGACCTTGAAGTAACTTAGATCTTAGAATATAAGTAAATGAATCTCCATCTCCTGACCCTTCATAGGAAATCCATACATTAACTGCAAAGGTATTATTATTTAGTATTGTTCTATTCCCTGTAAATACTGGTGCATTTGGAATAACTGGTGGTGGATTAATGCTATTACTCATGCTTATTCGCGATGACATCATTCCATTTATTTCAAACCATACTTCAACATCCCCTCTATGAAAATACTCTTGCGGAATATTTAATGTGTTATTTGAAGGTAAGCTTCTATGTATTATTGTTGATTGCCAATCATTATCACCTGACGCCTGATATCTAATCCATACATCTACAATCCAAGAGTTATTATTTCTTATTTGTCTACCACTCACTATAGTTGGAGTAATCACATTTATCGGACTAACTATATCACAGATTTGGCAAACTCTTACATTTCCTATAATTATAAAATTGTGGATACAATTCAGACCATTAAATCTTACCTGCCTATTATGTGGATTCCAATGTTGATGCCAACCTGCTGGAGTTGCTGACCTACCTCTAACATCAAAAATTGCATTACCAATATTAGAGAAAGCAAATGCTCCTATATTTAGCACATTGACAGGAATTTCTATGTTATCTCTCAAATAAGGATTGTTTGCAAAAGCACTGCTTCCAATAGTAGTTATTGTATTTGGGATATTAAGACTTGAAAATCTTCGGTTAGCAAAAGCATTACTTCCAACTTCTGTAACTGTCCGACCATTTAATGTTGATGGAATAGTCATATTTGCTCTAGGATTAATATTCAAAGAGTCAATTCTAAGATTATTTCCCGCTAATGGCGTAGTGTTATACATATCATTTGTTATTGGGGTTACATTTAAATCATTCATGATATGAGACATACGACATGCATATCCAAAACGCATCATTAAATTATCAATTGATGCAAAATGTAATCCTATTAAATATAAGGAATCTGCTCCAACAATATAAACTGGTCCTCCACTATCTCCATTCATACCAGGTTCTGAATACCTAAAGGTATTTCTGATAGTTGTTGTACCATTAAAAGCTAACTGCATTGTTACATTTGAATTATTAATACGATCAAAAGTAATTCCTGTCACTCGACCAACTCTCATTATAGGAGCCCCAGTTATAATTTGACTATCTCTTCCTATTCTCACATTAGTAAAGGTTTGATGTCCATGTCGAACATGCGGAGTATGTGACCACCCATCTTGATCAGTAAATGGAGTAAACGATGCATCAATAGACCCTCCCACTTGACCACGTTCTGCAATGCCTAAAACAAGATTACTATGTACAAGTCCATGTCCTACTCTAGTAACATGATAATTTGTTAGAACTCCAACCCTACCAGTCATATTGCACATTACATTAGCACCGACTGTTCCTCCGATGTGATCTCCTGCATAAACCGGTCGTGATTTCGGATTAATCACACCATCTTGGTCAACTATAAAATCTATTGCAGATTCACTATATAAATTATTTGCTTGTAAAGTTCTAATAATTTGTTCTAAAAAGCTATAAGAATTTAAATAGACCAACACTTGATTAGTTTCTTCCGATATAGCAAGAGTAAAAATACCATAATAATCCATTTTAGAAACTAATAATTCTTTAATGTTATTCAAATGATTATAAGAATAATTAAAAGAATTAATAATAATATCATTGCTTAATTGTCTAACCGGTGCTGTAAATGGCATTATATAATTATTTGAGATGCCAACATTTAAATTTCCTTCTTCATCAATCCAAATACCAGCGAACTCTTCATTATATGACTCTTGTAAGCCACCTCTAGTTAATGGTGAATTCGTTTGAAATTTACTTAGAGTATGATCAATTAAATCCATACTCCTACTAATATTTTCTAAATAGATTGCAGAGAAATTTTCATTTTTGGCAATTTCCATTTCATCTAAAGAACTTGAATATCCATAGATTGTACTCACAATTGATATTAAACCGAATACTATAAATAATAGTATTGCTGATGATATTTTTTTCTTCATTAAATTATCCCCTTATTCTAATTGATATTGCTCTTGGAATTAATATAATACGTTCAGTAAAGTCTTCTCCCATATAAAAGTTAACTTCAATGCCTGCTCTAATTTGATTATGTTGAACAAAATTTCCATCCCAAAATTCATTCCACCTTTCAATTGAAAGCATTTGTGTGTTTCTTACTATCTCATTTGAGCCAATAATTAATTCATTTGACGGTCCATCTTCTTGCTGTGATAGTCCTACATCATGCATTCCTGGATAAAGAGCCATAAAGAAGATATCACTTAATGAAGTTGATTCAATATTAATTGTTTTAATACGAATATCTTCTCCACTTAGATTCTCTAATATTGCTGTCATTTCAATGATATCTTTCATATTTGCCCTAGTTTTATCTACAGATATTGTTAGTCTGAAATCCTCATTTCTAGTCTCGCTGGAACTAGGGGCACATGCAACTAATGCACCTAATAAAATTATTAAAATAAATATTCCAAGTTTTTTCATCTTTTCCCTCCTATTAGTAATCTCAATTTAATTAGAGTATACCATATATTATGAGAAAGTACTTCTTTATTAATATTATAGCATGTTCCAAGAATCTTTTAAATTCCTAATCGGTCGACAATTTTCGACAGTCAAAATTTTCAACTTCACCTTTAAACTATATTAACCAAAAAGATTTTATCAAGGCTGTTTTTTATGACTGCATCCCTTCATATTCTTGTTTATAACGGTTTAATACTGCATAGGCGATGATTAGTGCTACTGCCCCATCAATCCTCTTAAACTTGCTGCCAAGTTTTGAGGGTTGGATGTTACCATTGATATCTACTTTTGCCTGTGTATTGGCTAAGTTCCATTTCATTATTGGATGATTGTTATAATTAACAAGTTTGTTTTTAAGGTCTGCTTCGAGCTGCTTCATTGGCTCACTTAATGAATAGATTCCTTGCCTCACCTTTTCTAATGTAAAGCCCGCATCTTCCATCTCTTTAACCCAGTATAATGAGTTCCACGGATCATAACCAATCCATAATGGTCTGACTTGGTGGCCTCTAATCATTTCCACAAACCACTTGGTAACTAACGAGAAGTCGTTTTGCGAGCCTTGGGTCACTGTGATTAGTCCTTGAGCTACCCAAGTATCATAAGGAGCCGCATCTTCCTCTTTTCTTTTTTCAATGACTTCACTTGGCATGAAGTACTGCATTAAAACGTGTTTAATTCCGTTTTTAACGATGAGTAAGATTGCGACTGTCAGATCTGTCGTATTAGATAAATCAACGCCACCAATGGCGTAATTATCTTGAACCTCTTTTATCTTAAATTTAGCTGGATTATCTAAGTCTCTGAATTCTAACCAAGCACCTTGGTCTGTTTGCTTAACATTAAAGTCCTTACATAACATTGTCACTTTAATTGCGTGATCATTTTTAGATTTATTCATAATGTCTTCTAAATAGGAAATTAGTTTTACTGATCCTAATGATGGGTTACTTTTCTGCCAACTTCGTTGGTCTTGATAGATTTCTTCAATTGAATCTTGGGTGTATAACCATGGTAATACCCTCTCATCGGTAATTTCTCCCTTAATCAGTTTACGACAATAAATTAACTTCTGATCCAGGAAGCCTTGAGTAACTACTCCTTCAGTTGTAATAATAAAAATTAACGGTTCTAATTTGGTCGATTGACTTTGTTTAATCGCATCATATACTTTTGAATCGGTCATCTCATGAACCTCATCAATACAACCAACCTCAATATTAAAACCATCTTTGTTTCTACTTTGAGCTGAGAGTTTCTTAATCTTGTTTTTATTCTTTGGCGAATAAATGAAGAAAATATTTTTCTTAGAATACTTTTCATTCCTCAGGGTCTTCGACCCTTCACGCATATTGTTTATCTCTTCAAAAAGAATTGATGCCTGATCATTCGTGTTTGATGCACAAACAATGTCTGTTCCACCACTTGATAAAAAGAATTCAGCTAGGTCAATTCCTGCGATAAACGTCGTTTTACCGTTCTTTCTCGCAACTAGCAATACTACTTCATTAAATCTACGAAGGCCGCTTGTTGCGCATTTAAAGCCGTAAGCAGTCTGTAATAATGCTTTTTCCCATAACTCTAATAAGAATGGTTGACCATTGAATGGACTCTTTGTATGCTTACAGAATGTTTCAATAAAATTGATTCGCATTAAACCAGGCTTTGGGTCAAATGTAAATTTAGGATTACTTAATTCAGCTATCAAAAAATCAAGTTGGCTTTTTAATTCTTTACCAACTATAATGTTTCCTTTTTCAATTTCTTGATAATACTCAATTAAATAATTCTCCATTAATTACCCCTTCATTTTATTTAAAAACATTTCTAACTCATCACCACCATCATCAGATACTTTTCCGATAATAGTGTTGATACTCTTCATAACACTTACTAAGGTTGTTAAACCCTTTGAATATAGTTTTGAGGCTTCTGTTTGTTTTTGTCTTCCGTTTTTATTGATTTGAATTGAACCATGAATCTTAATCTGTTCCTGTAAGACATCAATTTCACAAAGCAAAAAAGAAGCTTGCTTAGCAAGTTCATCAACTAAGCACCTCTTAGAGGCTTCAAACTTCTCTATTCCCAGTTCAACTCTAAGCTTCTCATAAATTTCTGATACATCTTTAATGTTACTCAATCCTCATCTCTGTTTAACATTCCAACCGGAATCATCAGTACCTCACCAGGCAGCTCTTTGTCTGATAATTTCTCAAATAATTTATTCTTTGGTAATCGTTTCATCTTTCCATTTGATTTGTATACCAGCACACTGCTCATAAATGTCGTGATGTAGACTTCAACGTTTCCACCCAGTGTTTCTTGTAGATCTTCTAGTTTGAAGAATTCTTTCTTTGGTCTGACTGTTTGGATTGTTTCATTAGCTTTGAATAACAGTGCATACTTTGGCGATTGGTATCCTTGGTATAGTCTTACTGGCATTACGATTGTTTGATTACAAGCTTCGCAGCATACATCTCCTTTGAAGGGGTGAGGATTACAGTCGTATCCTACAATTTTTGTCTCACATATAGAGCATATTTTATTCATTATTTCTTCTCCTTTTTTGGCTTCTTTAAACCATTAACAACATTATACCGCTAAGAATTTATAAGTCTACTAATACAAGACTTAAAGAGTTTAAAGCCAACTAATAACATATCTTATACACAACTAATTCTCAAACCAAAAAGAAGGAACTTAAGTTTTATCAAGTTCTTCTTTTATTTATCAGTTGCACCCTTTATTATTCAGGTCTTTCAAAGATTGCTTGTGGGCATAATAAGATATCACCTATTAGTTTTATTTGGAATAACTTTTCAAACCACGTATTGATTGGCAATCTCTTTAACAACCCTTCTTGGTTGCACACAATCAATTTCTCTTTATATGGCGTTGGGTATATTTGAATTAGTCCATTTACACATTTTTGTATCTCTTCTAGTATGAAGTGTTCATCTTTTGGTCTAATTACTTCAACCGTTCCTTCTGTTTTAAATAACAATGCATGTTTAGGACTTTCGTTTTCGAGGAACATCTTCAGTGGCATTATCTTATTCATACATTTACTACAAAATGTTTTTCCATCAAATACTTCTGACTTTATTGCATCTTCCATTATTGACTTTTCACAAAGTGAACAAATTTCTTTATTTGGATCTTCATTAATTTTTTCATCTGTATTATAGAAGTCTAATTTTACTTCTACACTACCAGTTTCATTTAATTCTCTTATAAGATGCCAAATCATATCACCAAAATCATCTTCCAACTCACAATCACCTTGCATGATTACTTGTTTGGAATTTTGTGTTACACTCATTTTGAATTTAATTGAGCCTACATATTCAGATTTATCTATGCTTATAACACATTCACCTAATTGCTTACTTAAATCTCTATGGTGTTTTATTTTAAAGTCCGTTTTAATTTTTTCGGCAAATTTAATCAAATTCTCTGCCTTTCTTCCAATAATGTATTGCCTTTTATTAATCAAAATATCTCTTTTTTCAACTAGTCTTTTGATTAACTCTTCATTTAACTTACTCATTTGCTATCTCCTCATAAATAATTGTTATTTTCACACTTTCTCCTTGTATAAATGTTGGCAAAAATTGTGTTTCAATAATCTTCATGATATCAAAAGCTTCAGCACACTCTCCTTTTGTCATTGTTATTTCTGATTCTTGTACTGCCATTATTGAATAATTAATCCTATTATTTGTTTCCATTTTATCTCTCCTTTTGGACCCTTTTGGATCTTAATCAAAAGTATACCGCAAACAATTTTTAAGTCTATCATTTTATTCTCATTAAGCTAAGAAAAGCAACTAACTTATCCTTTGTGTTAGTTCTTATCTGTTAAATCTATCTCGGTAGTTTCTATCGTTTCTCCTGTATAGAAATCTACCTCAACCATTGTTACTTTTCTGAGCTTAATCATTGTGTCGATAAAATCTATCGTGATTGTTTTTCTTTCTGATCTGTCCCAACCCCTTGTGGACTTCAAAATCATCTCACCAAACTCACCCTCTGAACAACATTCTCCTTTGATGATTTTTGATTTTGTTCCTTGCTTGATTTTGATTCTGTATTTAATCATTTCTGTTTCATCTGAGTCTTTATAACTGATAACACATTCTTTGGCATATTCACTAAGTTCTTTGTAATGTTTTACCTCGAACCCTATTTTCACTTCTTTTGAGAATGCTAGGATATTTTCCGCTTTAGTCCCAATCACAAAGTGTTTGTCATAGATTATAATTTCTCTTTTCTCAATGAGTTCTTTTATTAATTCCTCAGTTTCCTTATTCATCCTTAACCTCATCATAAATAATTTTTATTTTTGTTTTCTGTCCTTTTATTAACTTTGGTATTATGTTTTTTTCAATAATTTCCATAACCTCACCCACACTATCACATTCCCCTCTTCCAAATGTCGTTCCTGATATTTGTTCTGCTTCAAATACATAACTAATTTTGTTCTTTTTTTCCATAATAATTTCCTCCTTTTTCGACTTTTCTAAGCCGTTAACAACATTATACCGCTAAGAATTTATAAGTCTACTAATACAAGACTTAAAGATTTTAAAGCCCACTAATAACACATAACATACATAAATCCTAACCAAAAAGCAACCAATAGCTCTTTAAGCTATTTGATGCTTTGTTTAAACTACTTTATTGGGTTACCATGAAAGTCAAGTGGATTGCCCTTCTCATCTACTCTTCTTAGTAATTTCCGATTCTCAGAACTAATTGTTGTATCAATGAATTTGATTGTGACAGTTTTCTTTTCTGCTCTGTTCCAATCCTTCGTTTCTTCCCAAATCATTTGTCCGAACTCTTCCTCTGACTGACATTCACCATATATTTCTTTTGATTTTGAACCTTGCTTGATTGTTAGTTCGAATTTGGTACTAGTTGCTTGTTCAGGATGTTCATAGCTGATGATGCATTCGCCGTGGAGTTTGCTAAACTCTTGGTGATGTGTTACTTTGAATCCTGATTTTACTGTTTTAGTGAATTCTAGAATCATTTCTGCTTTTTGCCCGATCACATAGTGTCGGCCATTTCTGATAATCTCACGACTCTCTTTTAATTCGGCCATAAGCTTATCAACTTCATGAATTTCTTGTTTCTCTGATTCTTGTTTTTTTATCATTTCGTTTCTCCTTCTTAAGCCCTTGTGGCTGTTACTAAAACAATACCGCAAACAATTTATAAGTCAACTAATATCGCATTAATTAAAGGTCTGCGGCAAAAACCAGTCAAGCATAACCCAGAATGTGCATTTGGAGTGCGTGGATTTGCCCGAAGTGGGCAGGTCTTTGCGTTGGGGGATTGCGGTTGAGCAAAGCCCGTTTGCGTTCCCCCTTTGCCAGTCTCTTGATTAATTTGCCGCATACTTAGATTGTATAATAAGTCATCAGTATTTTTGGTTTGCTGAGAGCATACAATTTTAATTTTTTTTCATAATTTTATGCAGAAATTCTGTTGTGTTTCAAATAGTCAAATTTCAATCTAGTTTTTAGCTTAGCTTTTGGCTTAACTATCACGTTTTTTGCACCTTTATAGTAAATTCTGAAACTGTACCCTTAGGGGGTGCAGTTTAGCGATGAAATCTTACCATTTTGAGGTCAAAAAAGGACTCCAACAGGAATCCATTTTTTCAAAAAAGTGAGGCCGCGTATTTCAGAGGTTGGGCTTTCGGTGTGGTGAAAATGAAAAAAAATGAACAGCCTGGGGGGCTATTCATAAATCTTAATTTCAATTTAATGTACTCAATTTCGAATATATTATAATTGCGAAAATAGTATTTTCGCAATCTCATTCTTCGTAGTGACTTATCCAAACCTAACCGTATCTAATTCGATACGGTTAATGGAATTGCCTATTTCAACCTCGATCTTTATTATTAATTATTCAGGAAAGTTTTATTTTTTCTTCTTACCCTTCGTTTTGTGCGGCTTTCCCTCAAGTAATTCATAAGTCTTCATGACCGTATCAAGGAAATCCATTTCTGCCTGTGTTAATTCCTCAGCTGATTTCTTAATATATTTGTCATATTCATTAGATGCAATTTTAGTTGCTTCTTCATGTGATACTTCTCCTGCCGCACTTAGTGTCGGTTTTTCTCGATAAACAATAAATCTTTCTAACTCCTTAACCCAATCACTCATATACATTATTTCTTGATCATAGGCTTTCATTTCTGCTATTTCTAAATAGGCAGATACCATTAAATTTAATTGCTTTATTTCATTTTCATTCAAATAATTTTTCGCAATTAATACTTCATTTTTGTTCGGTCTTAATCCTTTGAATGCCTGCAGACCCATGAAAGGTGACTCAGAGTTCGCTCTAGATGCTATTAGTTCTGCTGCTGTGTGTTGATGAACTGCAAAGTGAAGTTTATTTTGCATTATCTTAAAGAATTCAATTGCAACTTCTGACTTTGGATTATAGTCAATACTGGTTGCGAATAAGTCTAAGACTTGTCGGTAAAACACTTTTTCGCTAGAACGTATATCACGGATCCTATCAAGAAGTTCTTTGAAGTATGTTCCACCACCTGCATTCTTCAACAACTCGTCATTCATCACAAATCCTTTTTGCATATATTCCTTTAATATTGAAGTTGCCCATTTTCTAAAATGAATTCCTCGATGGGATTTTACACGATAACCAATTGCAATAATCATTTCCAGATTATAGTATTCAATGTCACGGCTCACCTGACGGCTACCTTCGTTTTGAACTGTTGCATATTTTGCAACAGTTGCCAGATCATCCAATTCGCCATCTTGAAAAATACTTTTTATATGCCTTGAAATAGTAGATTTATCACGTTGGAAAAGGTTCGCTATTTTATCTAAGGGAAGCCAGATATTGTCATCATCAAAAAAAGTTTCTACTTTTGTTTTTCCATCTTCTGTCTGATATATTAAAATATCATTTTTCTTTTTTGATTTTGACACAATAATCGCTCCCTTAATGCTTCTTTACGTGCAAGTATTATAACACTTTCTATTATATTTTCAACATTAACATTACGTATTCAATATCAATTTAACAGACAATGTCTGTTAAATTAAAAAGTAATAACTAAAATTAGCCTTCCTTTCTTTAATCAGATATAGAATTATAAAATATTCAGAATGGTTTCAACTGTCCATTATGATCAAACTCAATAGTCCTTTTACCATCTAACTCTCTATGTATTTGCTTATGACAATTCTTACACACGGCCATCAGATTATCATTACCTAATCTTATTTCAATGTCATTATAATTTTGGTCAGTCAATGGAATAATATGATGTACCGTTTCCGCAACTCCGCCACATCTTTCACATTTAAAGTTTTGTTCTTGAAGTTTATAATCTCTTGCATTAAACCATGCTTTAGAGTTATAAAAGTTTTGAAGTTGCTTACTCTTCGCCATCCTCTAATACCTGATCCATTGCTTCTAAAAGTTCTTCTTCTCTATCGGTATGTTCCCATGGATGCTGGTTACTAATTCCAACATGTCCATATTCAGCCAATGATCCAAACTTTTCAAAAGTCATAAATGCATATTTAATAGTTTTAGGTTTAAGGTCGAATACTTTCTTGATAACTTCTAATAAAGTCGCATCTTCTGATTGGGTTCTGTCAGTTTTAATTGAGATACTAACAGGATCCGCAACTCCTATCGCATAAGCTATCCCAATCTCACAGTATTTAACTAAGAAAGTTTTGACAATATTCTTTGCGATATACCTCGCATAGTATGCGGCTGAACGGTCAACCTTAGATAAATCCTTACCACTCCAAGCCCCACCACCATGTAAGGCAAGTCCACCATAACTATCACATTGTAGTTTTCTTCCAGTCAGTCCACTATCTGCATACGGACCACCTTTAACAAATTCTCCGGTCGGATTAATTAGCACTTTCGTGCTTTCGTTAAGATACTTTGATGGAATGACTGTTTCGATTGCCATTCTAATTGGTCCTTCATATTTATTTCTTTCAACTGACTCTTTTGTCTGAATCGAGACAACCACACAAGACACATTTGTCGGTTTATCATTTTTATCATATTCAACTGAAACCTGACACTTACCATCTACTCCATAAATTTCAGGGTATAACCTTGTTAATGAATCTAGTTTCATTGCCAGTTTTCTTGATAAGACAATTGATAAAGGCATCATTTCTTTTGTCTCATCACAAGCATAGCCATACATAATCCCTTGATCACCGGCTCCACCTTTATCAACTCCAAGAGCTATATCTGATGATTGTTTGGAAACTTGTAACATAATATCAAATTCATCGCCATTATAGCCAATGTTATTTAATGTTTGTTTGGCAATATTTTCATAATCTACTTGTGCATTTGTGCTTACCTCTCCAGCTATTACCAATAAATTATCTTTTATTAAACATTCAATCGCACATCTTGCATTCTTATCAATCAAGCTAATGGCTTCTAAAAGAGAATCTGCGATTTGATCGCAGACTTTATCAGGGTGTCCCCTCATTACTGATTCACTTGTTTTAATCATTTTTATCACTCCAATATTTTTTTATAAATAATACTTGCATACCTACAGTATCCAAACCCTTCTGATTCAATCAATAATACAAACTCACTATTTTTACTCGTTACGGCAAGCACATGCCAGATATTATCCTCAACATACATCAGGTGTTTGTTTTCTAGAATGAACTCATATTCATCCATTGGCTCGTTAATAACTCTCATTAACTCTTGATTACTTATGATGATTGTTTTTACAATTATGAATTCATGCTTAGGGGTTATCTCATCTCCAATTGGCTTTCTAATAAAGTTTGTTCTTAAGTTTCTTAATATTTCAAACTCATCTTTATCAGGTACAATTGCACATCCACCCCAAGTGCCGTGTAGTTGTCCAATACCATCAATTAATTCTACAATGCCAACTTTTCCTTGATAGTATGGTTCACCCACCATCTTAATTATTCTAATTCTTGTTCCAATCTCAACCATTTCGACTCTCCTTTTCTAACAAACAATTATATCGTTAAAAATTAATAAGTCTAGTTAAACTTGTTTAAAGAAGTCAATATCTGATAATAGTGTGCTTGAGCCATTTCTAATTAAGTAACAAGCATCCATATTACCCTTTAAATTAATGTATCTCTTAACTATCACATCCGCAAACTTTTCATCTAATTCCATTAAGAATGCTTTACGGTTTAATTCTTCAGAAGCTATTAGTGTTGATCCCGAACCACCAAATAGATCTAGGACATTTTGTCCTATGGTCGAGGAGTTTTTAATTAGTTCTCCAATTAAGCTGATGGGTTTCATTGTTGGATGTAAATCATTCTTAACTGGTTTATCATGATTTAGAACACTATTTTTCAATGAATAGATTTTTTCTAATAATTCAATGAGTGCTTCTTTTTTCATTGACTTAAAGTCAAGACTCAACGAATCAATGACCGTTGTCTTAGTTCTGTCATCAATAAAATAATGACCCTTACCTTCTTTCCAACCATAATAAATTCCTTCATGTTTCCACTGATAGTCTTGTCTGCCTAATACAAGCTGATTCTTATTCCAAATTAATTGTTGTCTTGGTCTTAGGTTATTTTGACTTAAGGCTTTATCAAATTCAATATGAGCTGATGAAGAGTGACATACATAATAACTCGCACCCGGCTTTAAACAATCCAACATATTCTTAAAGCATTTATCTAAGAATATTAAGAAATCTTCCGGTGACATTTTATCATTCTTTATTCTTCTGTTATCAAACTGTTCATAAGTATCACCTTTAGAACCGATGTCAACATTATATGGTGGATCTGTAACAACTAAGTCAACCTGTTCTCCATTTAACAATATTTCAAAATGTTTCTGATTAGTTGAATCACCGCACATTAATCTGTGATTCCCTAAAACATAGATATCACCTAATTGTGAATATGGTATTTCGGTGATTGCTTCTTCAATATCAAAATCATCCTCATGAATTTCTTCAGGTAAATCAAGTTCAAACCCAAAGAGTGTCATATCAAAATCTTTTAAACCTTCTAATTCAAGTGCCAGCTTATCTAAATTCCAACTTGCGATTTCTCCAACCTTATTATCGGCCAGACGGAATGCCTTAATTTGCTCATCAGTTAGGTCATCCGCAATTATACAAGGTACTTCTGTTAATCCTAAATGTTTAGCGGCCTTATATCTTGTATGACCTGCAATAATGATATTATTTTTATCTACAATTATCGGAACCTTAAATCCAAATTCTTTAATTGAATTAGCGACCGCCTCAATTGCGGCTTCGTTATCTCTTGGATTATTTTCATATTCCTTTAAATCACTTATCATTCTTTTTGTTAGCTGCATCTATATCCCCTACTTCAAGTGGTCTCCATTCAGACTCATTATTTTTAATCTCTGCCTTTTTCTCTGACAGTTCAAGTTCATATTTCTTCTCAGAATATTCCTTACCAAAATTAATTATTAAAAGGTATCTCCCTACTCCTGGATCAGGTAATACATTTCGCATTTTCTTTAAAATTTTCTTCTTAGTACCTGATGATGTTTGTTCAATATATGTATCTTCATCTATAATCTGAAAGCCCATCGCTTTTTTAAACATCATCTCAAGAAGTGATTGTTTAAGTAAGTTCCTTCCAGTAACGTATGCTTCATCAACATCTTGATACTTCTTTCTTAATGTATAAAGTGTTGTTTCTGAAATACCAAGGATAGATGCGATGATTTCCATTCCACATGACTTTGAGGCAAGTTCCTTAATTAGTTTTAATTTTGATTCTAATGTTTTATCTTCAACCCATACTTTATAAATATCCTTCCTTTTCAT